ACCACCTCTCCTGTACCCTTTATAAGATCTTCTGTAAACTTAACCACTCTATCTTCTAAGTCTGCTATGTAGTTTCCTATCTCTGCTTCTTCTTGTGCGTTTTCTTCTTTTCTGATGTCTGCTAACAGACCATCTATCTCTGCCTCTGTAATTCCTAGCTTATCAGCATAGTATTTTTTTGATTTCTTCCAATGCAGCATCTGTTGAAGTTGCTCCAAAAGACTTTGGTTTTCAGGCATATGTAGCTAAGTTTAATTAAAATTAGCGTAAAGATAGGAACTATTTTTGATATACCCAAAAATTTACTAACTAATTTAATTATATAGAATAACTTTTTTTGTTAGAGTTAAAACAAAAACCCCCAGCCTAGAAAGGCCAGGGGATACTCTGTAAACCAACAAACAGAGTTTTTGATATTTTATATTAAGGACATGCTGTTGTAGCAATAACAAATCCACCATTGTCTACTTGATAACTATCTGCACCAGGGCCTTGAGAATACCATTGATTACCACCAGTTACAGGAGTTACACCACACTCACCTTCTAACCATAATCTTGTAGGAGTTAAAGAGTTGTCAGTATCAAATAATACTAAACTTCCTAAATGAGCACATGCTGTAGCATTTGCAGGATATAAGAATATCTGTTGACATCCTGGAGTTGGAGTAGTTGTAGTTGTTGTAGTTGGAGGAACTGTAGTTGTAGTTGTTGTTGTACTACTTGTAGTTGTTGTTGTAGTGGTATTAGCAATAAGCATATCGATAGAGTTGGTACAGGTTCCTGTAGAAGTCACTCTAATGATTGTAGCATCATTGGGAACACCTGCTAAGCTGTACCCTGCTAATAATGCTGATTTAGATACCCCTGTAGCTAATGGAGTAGTGTACCCATCTGAATCTGAATAGATGTTGAAAGGACCTGTATCTGCCCCAGCTAGGGTTAATGTTATTAAGACTGTCATATTTAAATTGATTTTTTAGTTGGTTATGGACACTCACTCAATAGAGCACAGAGAGCAGTTTTTAACTGTACACTGTTTCCAATGGCAGTTAAAATTGCTTGGGCCAAGAGTGTTGGGTCTAGTTCAGAGTCTATCTTTTGGAGAGCCACTGTTACGTTATCATTTGTTTCTATACCTGTGTTAGGAAGATTAGCTCCTGTATACTTTACATTGTTTGTACCAATGCAATATCCAGGACCTGCAGTTTGTCCTTCTGGGGTATAGCATGGATTATAAATATTTACCATTTTGTTTCTATTAAGGGATGTACATTATATAATATGCAGCAATTACAGGTTGAATGTTTGAGTGAGCTACGTTGTCACCTGTAGGTTCAACTGTTATAGATACGTTGTTAGCAGCATTTGAAGTCACTGTAATTCCAGTGGTAGCTGTTGTTGTTGGAACATTAGTAGGAGTTCTATCTACAATACCAATGGTACCTGAACTGCTCCAACCTTCTGGTGTGTTACCTACATAGTGACTATGACCAGGATCATTTAATGTAACAATTGCTGTACCCAAAGCATTATGTGAGTGAGCTGGTAATTGTGAAGGAACAAGCACTATTGAGTTTGCTCCTGCTGTACCAGACAGTGCGTAGTTTGGATTACCAGCAAATGCAGGATCTACAGCAGGGTCAAGACCAATTCCTACAGGAGGTACGCTAGCAATAGCTCCTACAGCAACACGTCCTCTTTTATCAGGAGTACCATTTAAGCCATTGCATAGATACACCTTGTTGAATCCATTTGCTGGAATACCAGCACCTGTTCCATCAAAGTTAGACAATGAACCATAATATTCATATGCTACAAAAGGAATCATCTTTGCAGACTGTTGAGTTGTACCACCTGCTTGACTAGCTAGATAAGCTGCAATCAAAGCATCTAAGTCTGCAAGCTTAACATAGTTTGTATTAAGATCTAATGTAAGAGCAGCTAAATCAGCTTCTACTATACAAAGCTTTGTTATAACAGCTTGTAATACAGCATGTGTATCACTAGAGTCTGTTACACCACTTAGGCAGTCTACATCATAATCAGCATTTAGTATTGCTAGTGTTCCATCAATTGCATCTACTTGTGTCTGTAACTCACAAGCAGCTCTTACCAAAGCAGATAACACCTCTACTAAGTTAGGTGTTCCTTCTGGTAAGTATTGCTCTACTAGTTCACAATAATATGATGGGTTAATAGTTATGTCAATGCCAGTGCCATCTAAGAAAGAAACAACCTTATCAATAAGAATGTTCTCTATAGTGAACAAGGAATCATTGGTTTGTATTCCCAAAGCAGGTACGTCATCACCTGTGTATCTAACACATTGGTCAGACACAATCTCTACGCATCCATTGTAACAAGCTTCAGGAGGGCAATTTGAACAAGACATTTTATAATTTATTTATGAATTAAAACTTTAACTCTACTAGCTATTCTCTGTACAGAGTAGGCTTTGGCATAGTTTGGATTACAATACTTGTATGTTAGTATTCTTCTGTAATTCAACAGTTCACCAATTGGGCTACATGAAAGGTTATAGTTCATAGAGAATATGATATTGTTATATTGAATCTTAGCTAACTCAGTTAGCTTACAATCAATATCTTGAAGCAACACAGGGATGCTTGCACATTCTATACAGTTAGTTAATCTTGGCTGCAACATATTTAATCAGATTTGTAGCTTGCTTTACAGCATTGTTACATGCTGAACATAAGCCATTAATTAATTGACACCCACAGCCAACCTTAGCTCCACAGTTTCTACAGTTTGCCATATTAATAAAAGTTAACGATGTAATTATTTCCAGAACAACCACAGTTGCTCTTTATAAAATTGTTTAACATATTGTTTGCTTGTACATAAAGCTTGTTAGCAGTATCTACAGCACAGTTGTTTGCAGCAGCTATTGAACCTGATATCATGTAGTAGATGCTAGTCAATGTCACTTTTGATTGTGTTTTGATAGCAAGATCACACTCCATTAAATCAAGCTTCATAAATGCATTATCAAACTTTTCCTGTATAAGCTCAGTACGCATGATGTTCTTTTCTACATTATAAGTAAGAGCAGGTGCCACTGTATACTTTAGATAGTATATGCCATCTGGTAGAGGAATCAATGGTTCACCTACAGCACTAAGTCCTAAAGATGCAGAATTGAATATATTAAAGTCATTTGGAACAAATGGTAAAGATACCACTCCAAAATTGGGTACTGTTATTTCTATTGTAGGGGAGCTCACAACAGGAGGATCTGTGTCATATGTTGAAGCATCAGCAATACCCAATGTTAGGGTATTGTAAGTTGGTATTACCAATATATCTAAGACCATGTTATTTAAAATAAAAATGCCAGAGGATTTGAGAATATCCTCTCACCCTCTGGCATAGGTTAATATGATTCTACTTTTATTCTTAAGGAATCAAAGTAGTTGTTGTTGAAGTACTAGGCCATACAGTTGTAGTGGTAGATGTTGTTGTTACACAAGCATTATCATCAACTACAGGTCCTAAGGCAGCTACTAGGATTGCTTCGATTGCAGCAGTTGCACCATTAGGAATAGCAAGGATTACAGTGCTATCTTCCATGATGTAATCACCCCATTGATAAGCTGATTTGTCATACTCATTGAACTTAATGTAATAAGTGTCATAAGTAGTACCATCAGTTACCCAAGACTCAAAGTTCTCGTTATAACCAACCATTCTGTACAAATGCTTAAGGTAACCTGCTTGGTAGCTGTAGAAATTCTTTTCTAATTGTTGAATTTCTGCAGAAGTTCCAGAAGGATAGCTAGAACGTTGTACAATTACAGGCTCAGCAACAAAGTTACATCTGTCAGCAACAATGAAGTCAGCAGTGGTTGCAGGACCAGAATACACGAATGTGCGGAAGTAAAATCTGTCATACTCCCAAGGGAATGCAGCAACGTCACATGGTTGACCATACTTAGTTAATGGTTTACCAGAGATAACTAATTTAGCATTAGCATCATTACCAACTCTTTGGAATTGATAGAAAGTGTTAAAGCTAATGTTGTCTGGGTTATCACCAGGAGCTTGTTGAGTCAACTTAATAATAAATTGATCAATTAAAGCAGGCACATCAACGTCTGTGCAAGGGTCGCCACCACAATCACAACAAGGAGCTTGTACAGTTACTGAACGAGTAAAGCCATTGAAGTATAATGTATCAACGTAAGAAGAATGACCACGTAAGGTTAAAGTTACAACGTCACCACATTTAACAGTCCAACCACCAACTTCAGTTACTTGGTTAGCTGATGTAGGGCAACCTGTCGCTTTGTACCATTCTGTTACATTTGATTTAGCATTACCTCCAGAGCTTAAAGATCCAGCAATTTTGTCTGAACGCTTAGAGCCTTGTAAATAAGTATTCACTCTACCTTGAGCTACATAGAAATAAGGTGATCCAGCAATGTTACCAGCATTGGCAACAGTGTAATCACTTTTAAAGAAACCAACTTGACCAGCTGCTAAGTTTTGTGTAGAACCAGAGCTAGGTAGAGAATTTCCTACTGGCACCACAAAGAGCGTGGTTAATGAAAAATCAGCCATTTTGTTTTATTTTAAATTGTAAAGAAAAAATTACTCGTTTGTTTGTATTCTGTA